TTATTGCCAACGGAGAGTCTCGCAGAGACTTTGATCTGCACCAGTTGCCTAGCAAAGGCTATGTGATTGGCATGAATGTGTTGCCTATTGTGGAAGATTTTTGGCCTGATGCATTGATTTCTGTGGACATTGCCACAGTCAAATGGATCTGTGAACGCAATGTGCCAGACAAACTAGAGATGTGGTCATATCCACGCGGCGGAATCAAAGATGCTCGTGTGAACCGCATAGCAAAAGATTGGGGATGGTCATCCGGACCCACTGCCACCAGAATTGCCATAGAATATAAAAAATTCCAAACAATTTACATACTTGGCATGGATTTTTTCGGTATCACACCCGAAGGCACAGTGGATGAGAAACATGGACGCAAACTCAATAACATGTACAAAGGCATGGCAAGGTACAGAAAAGCCAATTCCGACAGAACTTACTTTGGCAACTGGCTAAACCAAATGATCACCAACACATCTAATCATCCTAATGTGAATTTTTACCACGTTGTGCGTGATGGACAGCGATCTCCCAATAAACTAGCACAAAAAACCAATTGGATCGACATTACATACAATATGTTCCAAGAGCATTTGTCAAAAATGCCTAAAAAGAGCTCTTAAAAGGGCTGTGTTTCCCATTTTTGTTAAATATTTGCCACAAAGGAGGCAATTATCATGTCTAAATTTGAAAAACTCCTTGATTTGCTTGTGAACGAGCAGAAGGACGAAGCTGAAAAGCTGTTCCACGAAATCGTTGTGGAAAAATCACGTTCTATCTACGAAGGTATCCTAGCAGACGAGGAAGCAGAAACAACTGAAGAATCAGCAGACCAAGATGATGCTGATGAAGTTGAAGAAGCTGCACACAAAGATAAGAAAGAAAAAGACAAAGAAAAAGACAAAGAAAAGATGAAAGAAGATTCAGATGAAGAAGCTGAGGAAGAAGTTGAAGAGACTGAAGAGCCAGCAGAATCAACTGATGAAACTATCGAAGAAATCGGCGGTGACGCAACTGATGATTTAATCAGTGACATCGAAGCAGAAGGCGAAGGCATGGACATGGGCGACGAAGAAGGCATGGATCATGATGGCGATTTTGATGATGATGGCGACCAAGACGAAGAAACTGAAGAAATGTTTGAACCATTAGAAAAAGAACTTGACCAATTAAAGGCTGAGTTTGCAAAAATGATGGACGCAGACGACGACAAGCCTGAAGAATCTTTAGAAATGGGCGAGTCCAAAGACGCTGATTCAATTGTCAAAGAATATGCAGAAATGGTCAAGTCAGGCCATGGTGCTGAAAAAATGGGCAAAGAAGCAGGTGCAGACCAAAAGAAATCACCTGTTGCCGGTAAAAACAAACCAGTTAATGATGCCAAAGCACACTCAATGGGTGGCGGTGCTGAAGAAAAAGGCGGCGTAGGCAAAGCATTAACAGGTGATACTGCAAAGCCAATGGGAAAGTCTTTCAAAAACGCAGGCGGCATTAAAAAAGCCTCAATGGAAAACAGTCCAAAGGCAATGGAAAAAGAAGGATCAGCAGACACAAAGTCTCCTGTGGCTTCAAAATAAGGAACTAGGATATGCAAGTACTATCAGAACACTTAACATTCGACCAAGCAAAGGTGGTTGTTGAGTCTTCCAACGAAGGTAAGGATCTGTACATGAAAGGTATTTGTATTCAAGGTAATGTAAAGAACGCAAACCAGAGAGTGTATCCTACTTTCGAAATCAACAAAGCAGTACAAAAAGTATCCGATCTCATCGCTGGGGGCCAATCAGTCCTCGGCGAGGTGGATCATCCAGAAGATTTAAAAATCAATCTTGACAGAGTGTCACACATGTTGACATCAATGTGGATGGATGGTCACAACGGGTATGGAAAATTAAAAATTTTACCTACACCAATGGGTAAACTTGTAGAAACAATGCTACAATCAGGCGTAAAACTAGGCGTATCATCAAGGGGATCAGGCAACGTAGACGAAGGAAGTGGTAATGTGTCCGACTTTGACATTATTACCGTAGATGTGGTGGCTCAGCCGTCAGCTCCAAATGCTTATCCAACTCCAATTTATGAAAGTCTTCTCAACATGAAGCACGGACATAAAGTATTGGAAGTGGCCAAAGCAGTCAAAGAAGACAGCAGAGCACAGCGACATCTAAAAGATGGAGTGATCCGATTAATTAAGGATCTGAAAATAGGCTAAAGGAGACTAAACATGCTAGACATTATCAAACAACTCCTTGACAAAGACCTGGTAACAGAAGACACTCGTGCTGAAATTCAAGAAGCATGGGACCAGAAGTTATCAGAAGTCAAAGAAGAAGCTAAGACAGAAGTTAGGGAAGAGTTTGCCAAGCGTTATGAACATGACAAGTCTGTAATGGTAGAAGCAATGGACCGCCTAGTTAATGAATCTCTCAAAAAAGAGATTGCTGAATTCGTAGAAGACAGAAAACAACTAGCGGCTCAAAGAGTGATGTACAAAAAGGGCGTTAAACCACACATGGAGATGCTTCAGAAGTTCATCACCAAGCAACTTGCCAACGAGATGGCTGAGTTACAACAGGACAGAAAGCAGATGGCAGAACAAGTGGCAACACTTGAGTCATTTGTAACTTCATCACTTGCAAAAGAACTCAATGAGTTTGAATCAGACAAGAGATCAGTTGTTGAAACTCGTGTGAAACTTGTGAAGGAAGCAAAAGAAAAATTTGCTGAGATCAGAAGTGCATTCATCAAGAAGGCAAGCAAAATTGTTGAATCAGTGGTCAGTGAGAACATCACAAAAGAGATGACTCAATTCAAAGAGGACATCAAGACTGCAAGAGAAAACAATTTTGGTAGAAAGATATTTGAAGCATATGCTTCTGAGTATCTAACTTCATACCTTAACGAGACTTCAGAAGTTCGCAAGATGCAGAAGCAACTCGCAGAAGCCCAAGCACAGATTGATGAGAAGTCAAAGCTTTACGAGTCCACAAAGATCGAAAAAGACAAGATCGAGTCAAGACATCGTAGAGACAAGATTCTCAACGAGATGTTACAGCCTCTGTCAGGCGACAAAAAAGAAGTTATGTCAAATCTGTTAGAAACAGTGCAGACAGACAATTTAAAAACAGCTTTCAACAAGTATCTTCCACACGTAATGAAAGATGCTAGAAAGTCAACAATTATATCCGAATCAAAAACAGAAACAACAGGCGACAAACCTAAGGCAAGCACACAGGCAAAACAAACAGATGAAGATGTAGTAAACATCCGCAAATTAGCAGGTATTAAATAGGAGAGGAAAAAAAATGACATCCCAATTGCTAGAACACAAATGGCAAGAGACTAAATCAGCACTTATGGAAGGTGTTGAAGGTACTAAAGCCAAATCATTGGATGTGGTCCTTGAGAACACACGCAAATACCTGTCAGAGCAAGCTACAGCTGGCGCAACATCAGCCGGTAACGTCGCAACTCTGAACAGAGTTATTTTGCCAGTGATCAGAAGGGTCATGCCAACTGTGATCGCCAACGAATTAGTTGGTGTACAACCTATGACAGGTCCAGTTGGACAAATCCACACACTAAGAGTAAGATATGCAGACACAACCACAGGCGGTGCGACAAACATCGCAGCTGGTGACGAAGCATTATCACCATTCAAAATTGCATCATCTTATTCAGGTAACGACGCATCACCTGCCAAAGGTGCCGCAACAGCAACACTTGAAGGAGCTGCAGGTAAGAAATTAAACGTGCAGATCTTAAAGCAGGTTGTAGAAGCCAAATCAAGAAAGCTATCAGCAAGATGGACTTTTGAAGCGGCTCAAGATGCACAAGCACAGCAAGGCATCGACATCGAAGCAGAAATCATGGCTGCATTAGCACAAGAGATTACTGCTGAGATCGATCAAGAGATCTTAACATCTCTAAGAGCACTAGCTGGTTCAGCTGCAGCTGCATTTGATCAGTCTGCTGTATCAGGTACAGCAACATTCGTAGGTGACGAGCACGCCGCATTAGCAGTGCTTATCAACCAGCAAGCAAACTTGATCGCACAGCGAACAAGACGTGGCGCAGGTAACTACGCAGTTGTTTCATCTGAAGCATTAACAATCCTACAATCAGCAACAACTTCAGCGTTCGCAAGATCAACTGAAGGTGTATTTGAAGCACCAACAAACACAAAGTTTGTAGGTACTTTAAACAACTCAATGAGAGTATACGTTGATGGTTACGCAGGAACAGGAACAGATGTATTAGTAGGTTACAAAGGTTCATCAGAAGCAGATGCACCAGCATTCTACTGCCCATACATTCCGTTAATGTCATCAGGCGTTGTGCTTGATCCGTCTACATTCGAGCCGGTTGTTAGCTTCTTAACAAGATATGGTTATGTTGAGTTATCAAACACAGCATCATCACTTGGTAATGCCGCTGACTATCTTGCTAGAATTAGCATTTCAAACGTATCATTCAAGTAATATACAAATCAAAGGGGGATTTTATGTCCCCCTTTTTTTATGACCGATAAATATCACACATGGCAAAGATAATTAGAGACTCACAAAAGATTGAAATACAAGACGCCTTCGGTGCCAACACCGCTG